CCGGTATGCAGCCTGCCGCAAGCCTTCCATTGGCACCGCGATAGCGACCGCCAGCGCAAGCGCCGTTGCTTTGCGGTTTGTCGGCTTGCTATCGATTGCCATCATTGATCCTCGGCTGCGCCACGAACCGGGCAACCACCGCCCCCATTACCGCAACAAACGACAGCGCCGCGAAGACGTTGCGCGGCATCGAATCTGCAAAGAATGGAACGATGACCTCAGCGCCACTGAACAACCCGGCAAGAATGCCGAGCCGCACCGACCATGCTTTTTTCAGCACTGCTTTTGCGTTGGGTATCAGCTTCATGTCAGTCCCTATCCATGTCATCGCGAATCGTCAAAATCAAATACACCAGCGCTGCAACACAAATGCCAGTGGCGACGAAAGCAATGAACAGGTCCATATCAGTCATCCAGAAAAACGGTGATACACAGGCTGACAATCACCCCGACACATGCGCCAACGGCGAACATGACAAGTTGGTCAGTCATGGCCGTTTCTCAATCAACCGTTCCAGCTTCCCGTCCATGCGCTCAAGCTGTGTTTGCAACCGTGAAACGACTTCCCCCAGTGTTTTATCCTGGCGGTCGTCACGGTCCTGCTGCGTGGCAACGCGAGATTTCAAAATCTCGACGTCCTTTTTTATGTCCGCAACGGCCCAAATCACCATGGCCGCTTGGATCAGCATGGCGAAGATCAGGCTCAGTGGAACTTTTTTGTCGAGGTGCCAAGATTCTTTTGTCGGTGCGGTCATGCCTTGTCCTTTTCGTAAGTCCAATCAACACCCCGGGCAATCACACCGAAATAGGTTTCGCCGCCTAGAGTGAGTGCTGGCAAGTGTAGCTCCCGTGTTTCCACTTTCCACATGGGCTCGTCTACGCTTAGGTCTTGGTCCCAAATGGCACTGGCCAGATCGGTGATCGTCCCCACCACATTCAGCACTTCCACAGCAGGCGTTTGCCAGTCTGTGTACTCCAGCATCAGGGGGATGGTAAGTTTGCCGTTGTCGAACTTCGGCGGGTCTGCGGGGATGTAGCCGGGGAACGGAATGAACCCGAATGGGGACTTTGTGTACTTGTGAAGCTGGGTGAACTTCGGTAGCTCCTCCCACGGCCAATAGTCAGTGACTAGACCCGAACCTTGTATCAAGAAGCCGTCCTTGTTGTAGCCGATACAGGCTTCAACGTGTTCCATGCTCACGCCGTAGCGGTCGGTGATTAAAGCGCTGCCTTGGCAGATTGCCCGCATCAATCCTTTTTTGCCGTTGATGCGCTCGGTGGCGAACCCGTCCGCGTGCAGCGAGCCGTACTGGAGTGCATCCAGCCCCGGGGGCTGCAATGGGAACCCTGCAAAAGGATAAAGACCGTCTTGGCAGTAGCCGACGCGGTTGGCCGTGCGGATGGCCTCTTCGACCGACACCCGCCGCTTGTCCATGTAGTAGTAGCAGAAGTAGGGGCTGATCTGGATGTTGATGCCTGCTCGGTGTGCCATGGCTTCGGCCGACGAACTGAAGCCGAAGCACGTGCAGGTGTCGCCCGACTGCATCTCCTGCCGCGTCCACGGGTTCAGGAACGATGCGCTGTCGGGGAAGACTTCTTGTTGCATTACTGTGCAACCTCAAAAACCGCGCAGGCGTAATTGTTCAACGGCGGAACACGGGGGAAGCATGTGAAGAAGTTGCCAGAGGCAAAGATAGTGCTCACAGCTTCAAAATTGGCGTACTTCAGCGGAGTCAAGACCCCGTTCTTCAAGAACCCATTTCCGTAGAACACCTCTGTAGTCCCCACCGTGGCAATGCGAGCGCTTCCTACGGTGCTATACCTTCCTGCCGGAATAGACCCTTCCAGCGTGATAGTAGCGTTGCCATCAAACAACAACCGATTCAAGCCGTTGGTCTGGTAGAAGTTCAGATAAGCCCCGGACAGACTGCCTGCATAAGTGCCTAGCAATGACGTGTAGGTGACTATGGCCACAGCCGAGGAAATGACGTTGGCCGACTCCTGCACCACCCCGTAAGTTGATCCGTAGGTGAATACAATCCGGGACGCACTGTACAACTCCAGTCGGGGAATAGCTGCCGTGCCGCAGTTGAAACCTGCATTGATGGTTACTGCGGTCCCCGACACCGTTATGGTGCCGATGGTCTCCGTACCGTAAGCCCATATCCACTTATTAGCCGAAAGCAGCAACGGGGCTTGACCGCCGGATGCGGCCACCACAGAAGCTGTAGCACCTGCGGTAGGGGTAGCCGCTCCTGAGTACGTGATTACATTCACGGCTGTGGTTGTCGAGCCATCCCAACTGACAAGCAAGAGTTGCGTGGTGTTGATCGCCACAATCGACCGCGCTGCGCCCGATATTGGAACTCCGCCGCTAATGATGGTCAGGGGCGTTGCACTGACAGAAACCGTAGTACCTGAGACGTTAACCCCCCATGAGGCATATTTGTAGGTGCCAGAGGCCTCCCAGATGATATAGATGTAGCCTTGGGTGGCCGACAAGGAGCCCATGGACGAAAAGGCAGGGCCAGAAGTTGCCCCGGCTGGAGTGAGTGTGACTTCGGTGCCCAGCGTCACGGTATTTGTCCCGGACAGCGTGGCCAAGCGGACGTTGAAAACGTACCCGCCCGGGTCATACCAGCAAACAAGCGCTGTGGTGGCCGACATAGCCGCCAATCGCACGGTCCCCGAGTTGCTAGCAGACAGCAAGACCGCAGAACCTACCTGTCCTGTCGCACGGTCTACGGCCTGCAAGTATGCGTTAGTCCCCACCAGCCCCGAAGTAAGAATGTAGCCCCCGCAAGTTACCGCGTTTCCTGCAGGCTCATTGGTATAGGTTGCAGACCGGGTGGTGTCATACGTAGTCTGCAGTGCACCGTCGGATGCGTCGTTCACGAACTCCCAGCCGCCGTCCACTGTTGAACTGTCTTTCAGGCTGCAAAGGCACATACCACCCGGGGCAATAACATCGCGTAGTGTTGCGCCTCCGCTGCGGATGCCCAGCTGGTATTTAGCACTTGCGTTCTTGATGGCGTAGAGGTTGACACCTTCTTGCAGTGTGTTGGCTGCAGGCAAGGTTACCGCTTGCCCATACCCGTTGGGCGTCACTATTTGCAGTCCGTCAGAGGATGCCGTTAACGTGGTGCTGCCTGTTACTGCGGTGCTTCCCGCGGCCCCGACCAACACGTTTCCACTACCCACCAACGAGGTGCTGTTCACCGTCTTGATGTTGGTTCCAGAAACCAGCGTAGCCTGCACACCGGTTAGCGTATTGTCCGCGTAGGTGATGGTCTTGTTCGTCAACGTCTGTGTGCCGTCGAGCGTGGCCACCGTTGCTGTGGCTGCGGGGAACGTGATCGTGTAATTTGACGCCCCTGCGTTGGCGCTGGCGAACGTCGTTACCCCGGTGGAAGACCCGAGCAGTTTGAGCAGGCTATTGGTAAACGTCTGCGCAGCGGTCCATGTCAGGGCGGTACCCTGTACGCTTGTCGACGCCCATGTGGTGCCGTCCGACATCAGTACGTTCTTGGCGGTACTCGGAGCGATCATCTGGGGTGCCGAGGTGCCGTTTCCAAGCAGGACGTAGTTGGCAGTCAGTGTCGAAGCGCCCGTACCACCGGATGCAACCGGCAGGGCGGTACCCAGTGTCATTGCAGACGCGTATGTGGCCGCCGTTACGACGTTTGTGCCATCGCAGTACAGCACCGCGCGGGAGCCGTTGGGAACCGAGATGCCTGTGCCGGCCGAAGTCTTGACCGTCTGGGCGTAGCCACCAGTGGAATTGTTGTAGACGATGTACAGCTTCGACAGTGCCGGCACAATGATGCTGCGCGCTGCACCGGGCGTACCTCCGATGGTGAGGAACATGCACCGGGCTTCGTCGGTGGCGCCGTTGGCGGTCGAAAGCGTATAGTCTGCCGTGGTCATGGACAGACTGGCGAGCCCGGTGATCGCTGTGTCCACCAGCGTCGTGATACCGTCGTTTACCGTAGTGCCCCATGTGCCCGACTCAGCACCGGTGGTGGGCAGCGCCAAGCGCAGGTTGCTTGTGAAAACAGTTGCCATGGTGGCTCCTTAATGCTCAAATTATAGTTGTCCACCCCGGCGTTTGGGTAGTATCTATCGGCCCCCACACGAGTACGCTTCCAACAGCACCCGTAGCAGCCACTCCTGTAACGGCGACGCTCATTTCAGGCCACCCGGATCACGGCAGTTGCCGCAGCAGCGGCAGGGAATACGACAACGAAATCAGTAGCGGTAGCGGTCTTGTCCGCGCCGAAGTCCAGTACGGCAATAGCCCGGTTTGCTTTGGTCGAGTTGTAAATCAGCGCCCCGCGTGCCGTAAAACTGGCCCCGGCCCATGTAGCATCGGTGAAGTCACAGATGCCGGTCGTACCGTCAAGCGAGATGGTAGCCCCCGCGAGCGTGGCGCCCCCGGCCGAATACCCCGTCCCCGAGACCTCGTTGGTAGCGGAGTATGCAGTCGTTGCCGCACTGAGCGTAGCGCTGCTGGTGTACAGGGCGATCTTGATGACGTCGGTGTCGAGGGCATGGATGCCGCCGAGCAGCTCACTTTTGAAGCTGGAACAAAGCGCTTGGGATATAGCCATGGGGTTCTCCTAAATTACTGCACGGGTATCCGCGCCTGCCCATTACGGTAATTGTCTTGGCGTTCTTGGCCATCACAGAGCCGTTTGAGCTGCGCCAGTGCCTCCATGTACTTCTTCTCGTACAGCGCCAGCAGGTCTGCTTCGCCTTTCAGGAAGGTGTACGCCTCGACGATCGTTCCGTAGAGCAGCACCGGGTCATAGTTGTCCCCGAGCCATGTCGTGCTGGCCGTAACAATCGACTCAGGGTAGTAGAAGTAGTGCAGCTCCGTGCTGTACGCAGCGTCGGGTGTTGGACCCAAGATGAAGGTCAGCTCTGTCGGTGCGTCAGAACGGCTGCCGAACAGGGCGTAGTATTTTGGAGTGCCGGTGGCCGTGGGGATGGGGTACGCTTCGCGGATGAAACTGACATCCTTGTTGAGCAGGTACGTATAGGCGCCTGTTGTCGGGGAAATGACAGCTATCGAAGCGGTGGCAAGGTAGTCCGTGGGGCAGGTCAGGTAGGTGTTGCCGGAGGTTGTCGTTCCGGTAACGTTCTTGCGCAGCGCCGGGATGCTGCTCATGTTGTAGATTCTTGTCTCTGCTTGACGCACGAACGTGTTCATGTCCACCGTCTCGAAGGTTTCTTCTAAAAAATCAGAAACTGCTATTACGAGTTCAGAGTAATTCATGTCGTTGTAACCGTAACGGTCCCCACGTAGCCTGTTGCCAGTAGTGTATCCGGCGTAAGGGGGTTAGTCATCCCCACTGGATTCCATCCCCACGCGATGTCGCGGCTCTCTTCAGGGTAGTCAGGCCGGGGGTTTCGCAAAGCCTGCGGATCGTAAATTGGCACCGTCCCAAGCATCAACTGCGGCTGATCTGGCGTCCAGCATTGCCGGCACAGCAGCATACCCGTGACCTTTGTCTTTACCACCTCTTGCTTCAGGCGCGCGAGCGGCTGCCGGAAACCGCACATATCGCAGAATCCGAAAGCGTACTTGCCTGAAGCGTATGGTGCGCTCATATACGTCCTGTGCGCGGAACCAGTCTGAGCGTGGCTTTCTCGCGGTCTTCGTCCATGGCCGCCTGCCAAGACTCTTGATACTGCTGCTGTAACACCGGCAGGCGATCTATACCGCCGGGTATCTTCAAGGCCAAGTAGTATGCCAACCCCGCAACCAAAGCAGGTAGAAAGCGGTACGGAACATCTTGTGTCGTCGCCCCCGCATCCTGAATGCGCCGTAAGCGCCAGTACACCAGCGTGTAGGTTGACGCAGCGTCAGGAACTGGCCACACCGTAATCTGTGGCGCTATGAGCCGTTGAATCCATAACTGCAACGGGCGTCCCGTGGATAGTTTGTTTGGTATCGCAGCATATGTCGACGCGCTGATGCGCTGCATGGACAGGTCGGCTTGTGTCGATACGCTTCCGGCACCGGTGCGGATTACATATTCCATGAGATCAACAGTGTCCGCTGGCAATACGTACGTCGCGGTACCCGCAACCATCGCGATGGTTCCTGAGTCAATGGTCCATAAATTCAGCCCTTGGTTTGCCCACGCGGCAAATAATAGGTTCAGCGATATGCGGGTGGTACGTAGGTCATATCCTGAACGAATTTCTGCGCCGCAGCGAGCCCACGCTTCATCCGCCAGTTCCGTAAAGTCTAGGTCAAACGTGGTGGTGCCCGAGGTAGCCATTTAGCACCCGCCTTTGAAACCCTTGCCGCGTACTGCCGCACCGGTACCGCGCACCGCGCCGCCTGCGGCGAACGGCTTGCCCTTCTTAGCGTCTTCGGACTTCTCGCCGCGCGCGTACTGCGCCGGTGAAATCTTGCCGGATTTGATGGCGCGGGCTTCCTTCATTTCTTCCTTGAAGTTGTCCTTGCCTTTGAACAGGTTACTCATTTTGGTTGCCATGATTAAATGTACCTTCCACGGGTTTTACCCTTTGCTTCCACACCGCCGCCTTTGGCGTATTTCTTGACCTTGCCTCCGCAAGCCATGCCTCCCGTACGCTCGGGAAGCTGCGCCGGCGGCGCGCTCTGGCGTCCTTGTAACATTTGCTGAATCCGGGCCCGCTGCACTGCACCGACGGTGCGCGTATCCGCTTCCGGCTCCGCTGCGCGCATCTTGGCAGCCAGTGCTGCCAGTACCCGGGGGTCAATCTGCTTACGTGCCATACGTTACTCCAAAAGGGGGGTTTCCGCCACCGGCGCAGGTATCACCGAAGCACAGAAGGATTCGCACTCAGCAAGCGTTGGCGGGACTTCATCCGGCCACCGTGCGGCGTAGTCTTGCGCGACAACAGCATGCAGCATGGCCGGGTTTGCGATCAGCAGTAGCACTTGCTCTGCAAACTCCTGGCGGCAAGGTGTCGATACAAAGATGTTGTCCCCGTAGATTGGCTCGGGCATTTCGCCTTCGGTGTAGCCGATGATTGTTTTGTTCCAGCTTGCAGCGCCGCCAGAGTCGGGGTCTAAAGCAGCGCCGATCTTCGCGGCAATTTCTGCTTGGCTTGCCGGTACTTCGATGCGTACTGTGTAGTTGTAGCTCATTTGGGATGCACCTCTCCGAAACAGTGCCGGAATTCCTCAGCGATCATGGAATCAGGCGTGTTTTCTGGCATGCGAATAACGCACCATGAATAGTCGCTTGCACTCGTAGCACAAGCGTTGATATGACCGGGTACATTGCCGCAGCTTTGCGGGGTTTCTTTGATCCAGGTGATTTGCGTTGTCTTGACTTCTGCGACACGTTCCATGTGGAGTTTGTCGCAAGCAGTGAGTAGGATCAGAGCGAGAATTAGGATGTAGCGCATGGTCTAAAACACCGGAGCGCCGGGAGTTACGCTGGCCGCGAATCGCTCAAGCAGCAACAGCTCTGCATCCGTCAGGGTGCCTTTGACAACGATAACAATGCTGATTGAGCCATCAAACGAATAAACTGCATCTATGGTGGATGCGGTCGCACCTGATGACCCGCCAACGTAGGCATGAGTCGCTGTAAACGATGAGAGCGCCGTATTGTCGGTTGCACCTGATTGCGCCCCATTGACCCGCAGTTGTTTTGCGTTCGTCCGCTTTACTGCGGTGACGATTACAGGAACATAGCTAGTCGTTGCATTTAATATTTCTGACGCTAACGCACCGTCATACCAATACGCCCCCGGTTTTCCAGCGCTCACCGTAAGCCCGCAAGCAGTACGCCATGCGTCGGCTTTCACCCCAAACACATAGTCGGCCGCACTTGAGCCTTGGTTTCTATATCCAACGATAACCGCATGGTCTTCATTGATCTGAAATGGCACGCTACCCGCTGTCAGATAATCATTGCTACCGTCGAAGCTCCACCAGTATTTACCTGCGGATGGGTTGCTTGCTGCTGTGGTGGTTGTGGTTGGGATGCCGCCTTCGGCTAGGATTTGGGCTGCTGTCCAGGTGCCGTGGAATAGGCCCGCTGAATCGACAATAATCGTTTTGCCGCTGCCGCTGTAATTCAAACTAACGCCATCCTGACTTAGCCCAATATCAGGGCGCGTGGTAGTTGATGCTGTGTAGGCCATGGTGTACAGGCCCCAGCCATTGCCCAAGTCGGCGTAAGTGCTAGATGTCGGCGTGCCGCCAATTATCCCCAATATCCCCCCATCCGATAGCCGGAAATGCCTGCCAACATTTGCGTAGCCGTCATACGCCCAGAGATACCCTGCAGTGCCAGCTTTTGCTATCACAGCACAGGTGACCGCTGTACCTGTTGCAACGGTGGCAACTTGTCTAACCTTGTGGTCGGACGCCGCGGCATCGTCGGTGATTGTGAATGATGTAGACCCGTCTGGGGACAAAACGGCAGACGTATTAACCGTTGCGGCGACTTTCGTCCACGCAGCATTCGTTAGATTATTGCTATAAGTCAGCAAATTCAACATCCCACGCCGCACCAGCGGTTTGTTTGCTGTCGTGGCTTGGGTGAGGTGGGTGCCATCCGGCACGATGTAAGCCGCACCATTCAACGTCCAGACTTCGCCCGTTGTGGATGATGTTAATGTCGTGCCGGTGGAGTAGTCCGTCGCTTTGAACTCTACTGCCAATGTTCCGGCAATCCCGTTGTAAATCTGAACTTGGTAAATCTTGCCGGTAAACGGGTTTATCGTCCCGCCACGACTGGAACCAATTTCAACAATCGATGTTGAGTTGATGAAATCGCCTGTAGACCCTGCAATATCTGTCCCGAGCTGTGTCCAAGTGGACCCGTCCTCGCTTGTGTAGTATTTGACTACGCCCGTTGCGGAAACCCTTGTAGCCCTTACCCAATGTGTAGTGCCATCAGTAAAGCCCGTACCTACGCTTGACTCGTTTGGCGTGAGGTTTGTGCCGTTTGTGGAGTTCCACAAACTCAACTTTCCGAGCCCTCCGGCACTCGTGATCACGAACTGCCATGCATTTTGTCCAGAGGGCTCGATCTTGCTTGCAAACGACATATTGGCTGTTGGCGTCCAGTCTGTGCAAGCTGCCTTTACGCGAATGTCAATGTCACCCGTGATGGACGAAGCTGCGGAATCGGGTGTCGTGAGGTACGTACCAACAGCGCCCGAAAGTATTGCGCCTTTCGTAGTTGACGATGACATCCCATCCAGCGTCAGCCCATCAACACCATCAACCGTGCTGTAGCCTGTGCTGCCGTCACTGAGCAGGTAGTTATTGCTCGGCAGCGATGCGACAGTGACGCCGTTTGCGCCGGGGAGCCAGACGTGGGCGTTTGATCCCAACGAACGAAGCAATGGAATGCCGGGATCAACACCCCGGCTTGTGCGTAGTAGCAGCATTTACGACACGTAGAAAATGGTTGCGT